GTAACCTGTTGCACCTGTCTCTCCGAGAGCACCTGTGTAACCTGTGGGACCTGTGATCTCGGGACCTGTGAATCCAGTGTAACCGGTAGGACCGATAGGGCCTGTAGCGCCAACCGCTCCAGTACCGTTCAGTGTCCACGTAGGAGACGCAGACGTACCAGTGTTCTGGTATGCTGTGCCATTATCCTCGCGAATGATCAGACAACCTTTAGCGAATACATTAGCCGTTGAAGGAGGAGCGGCGGCGCACTTTGCGAACATCGCCAGTCCGTCTTCGTCTACCAATGCAACACTGCAAGTTGCTGAGATTGCGGTGAAGAAATTAGTTCCTGCCATATAATTTGCTTATCCACTCTACAAGATACGGACCGATCTCATGTGAGTTGAGATGGATCGGAATATATCCCTCCTCGACCAGCATGATGTTCTTCTGAACATCTTGATGATGGGCATCTATTTCGATCGCATGATTTCCAATAATGAAATCAACCTCTCTTCCTCTCATGATCCATCGGTGCTTGAACGGTATCTTGGAAGCCTTGAGAATCTCATAGAAGGTTCTCTCGGACTTCGTGGAGTTTCGTTTCAATACATTGTGTCTCATTACTCTTTGTACCAGCCTCGGAGACGAGAGGACTGGATTGTGTGAGCCAAGCTAGGGCTGCTTGGGAGCCTCTTTCTTCTCGGCACCGGAACTAGGAACGGGCCGGTCTTTGTGGACCACGTAGAGATCTTTGATTTTCTCTTTCAGCTCATCGAGACGCGTCTTTTGAGGAGGCGGTCGATTTGCTGCGTCTGCCCTATTCCTAGCTCCAAGTGCCATAGAAGTTTACGCCCCTGCGTTACCGACGAGGGAGCGGAAGTTAACTGGACCAACCCGGTGCTCCTTTGAGATGTCATGGACGAACACCTTGGTGTTCTCGTCAAACCACGTTTCGTTGGTAATCGGGCGGAACATAACGTCCTTCAGCGGAGAGTCGTTTGCATCGACCACGAACCATGCGGTGTCGGAACCTCCATTGGAGGCAGACAACCACGGGGACGTGACGAGGTTCCAACCCTGGCTCTTCCAGACGTTGATGTTGTTGTTGGCGGAATCAACGATCCACTCTGATTCAATGTTCTCCTTCGCTTTGCGAACCTTTGCGGGAGGAACAACAAGGTACTTCATGCCTCCACCTGCAGGCATGGGGATACCCTGGTCATCCTTCTGGTTCTGGAGCGTCAAGACCATTGCCTCAATCGAGGATGGGCTGATGTCCGAAGCAGCAACCAGGTTCGACTGCACACCACCAACCTTGTTGGGGTGCGAAGCAGAAACCAGCGCTACTCCATCGCCGTAGTCGAAGAACTCCGGCTGTGTCACCAATGCGAACGCCTTGTTCAGACGGTCGAAGCGGTGCTTGGCCTTCGTGTTCTCGGAGGCGACGTTCAACTTCGTTGCTTCGTTCAGGGCTGCAAGATACATGCTGTCGCGCCGTTCGGCGGACTCGCGGGTAACTTTCAACCGCCCAGTGAACTTGAAGGGTTCTACCTGGGTGATGAACGACGGTACATAATCCTTCTGCACGAACTCCTGAGCTTCAACCGTCGGGCTCAGAAGCTGAGTGCCAGTGACGGAAATTGCTTCCCATCGCTGACGACCCTGTGCTCCGATCTCCTCAAAGAGTCCACCCGTCTTGTTCGTTGCATCCAGATATACGTTGCTGTTGTACATCTCAAGCTGTTTTGAAGCCTGATCGATGGTCATTGCGAACTCGGCGCGAACCCCTTTTAAGAGGACATCGATACTACGAGTAGTAATCATTTAGATGTTCTAGTTTAGGGGTTATTACGGGCGGTTCTGTGAGTTCTTCACGAGACGGACAATCGCGGTGAAGTTCGTTGTGTCCAGCGGGTCGAGACCCTCTGACAAGAGCTGCAACGGTGACGCGTTCGTGTATGCAACTACAGAGCTTTCGTCGATCGTGCGGGCGTCGACGAGGTTAAAATATACGAACTCCTTGTCAGACAAGGCGGTCGTACCCGCAACCGCATCAAGCACACCGAGCAGCTGCATGTCCTCAGTAATGGGGACATAGACTGCATTGTACTTGGCTACGGTCGTGTTATCTGCTGCTGTTGTGAGTGACGCGGGTGTGTTCGCAGCCGTCTGCGCGGTGCCCTGACCAATCACCCGACCAGTGTCATCGGCAAAGCCGACACACAGGCCGATGGGGTAGAAGTCCCCCGCGATGGCTGCGGTATCGTTGGTGACAATGTCGCCAGCTGCGGTCGGGATCAAAAGATCTCCAACCTTTACAGTGATCGAATCATCAAGCAACGCATTCCGTGTCTGGACGGTATAAACGTCCTGCCTAAGGCGAAATCCTAATGCCACGGTAGTGTTGTTAAACCTCTACGTGTTTCTAGAGTTTGCCCGCTTTCTTCAGCTCACGATACTTTTCGACGTTCATTCCTGACCATCGAATCGCCTGGATGTCATCTGCGTCAAGATCTGTGAAGTCGCCCTCCGGAAGTGAACCGGGTGCGAATCCAGTACCTGAAGCGTCAGCCATAGCTGCGCTGGCTGCCTCCTGAGATTTCTTGATGCGGTTCTCAATATCGATGTATTTGTCCGGATTCATCGCTACATGGGCGCGTTTCATGTCCCTGTAGATCAGATCGGCATCGAGTGAGCCGCTATCATATTTCTCGAAGTTAGCCATCAGCTCATCCTTGAGCTTGAAGTCGTCGTAGCCAAACTCTTTAAAGAAACGATCTTGAGCCTTCGTGATCTGTTCCCTTCGGAACCGTTCCTGGAAGGTCTCATCCTTCTTCCTCTTTTCCTCACGCATACGCGTGACGTCATTCAGAAGACGGTCGTACTCTTGCTTGAGGGCATCCCTCCGAGCCTGTTCTTCAACAGTCTTGGCTTTGCCCTCAGCTTCGAGTCTCTCTAACTCTGCCTTCTTAGCAGTGACATCAAAGTCCAGCTTCTGGATCTGTTGTGCCTTCTGCTCCGGAGTGGGCTCGAGAGCCTTATCCACCGGAGACTGCTCCTGCTCCTTCTCCCTTTCTTCAATATCCGCCATGACAATGTATACACGCTCCTTCCCTTAACGGTGGAAGACACCTTTATGATTGGAGTCGTGACGGTTCTTGTTAATACTGACACGCCCGTTATGGTCGGCGACACCATTACACTGACTATAATACTATTTCAACTCGCTACAAGTGCATATCTTATTTGCACCCCTTCCTTCCTGCTTTGGTTGGTTTTCCGTATCGGTTTTTCATCGCTTCTTCTTTTTAGAAAGTCCAGCTTTTGAAAGCGCGATAGCCACCATCATCTTTCGCTTCGCCTTTCCCTTCTTCCCGGTCTTCTTCACGCTCTTTGGGACCTTACTGAAGACCTCCTTGAAAGCCTTATCCTTACTTCGTTTTCGTGCTCCCCTTGTCGGCATGTCCATTACCCCATCCGCTCAAGAACCTTGAACGAGATATGGTCTTTACTGGTTCCTGTTTCCCTGGATCGACCGGCTTAGCTTCCGAGGGAACATCGAATGACTGTGCTAGTTTGACCTCAGCGATCTGTCCGAGGATATAGTCCTGCGACTTTTCTTTGAGTGCAAACGATCGGAGTAGATTAATCTCCCTTCGTGTAAGCCATCCTGACATTGCTGGAACCTTGTGGAATACCTGCTTCCACGCAGACGCATCTACGAGAGTGTCCGGGTTTGGATACTCACGCTGGACTAGCTCGGCTGTGAGCTCTTTAGCTGAGAATAGTTTTAGGAGTAGCTTCTTCATTTACCGAACGATTGAATGATAGCTTCAGGCGCCTGACTTCCGATAGCGCCTCCTGCCCCCTGGGTTGGTAGACCACCTCCTCCGGGGGCACTGGGGCCCATCGTATTCTGTATTCCTCCTTCAGCACCAAACTGCTGTCCCCTCATCTGTTGATTGACTCCATTCACGGCAGGCATCTGAGATGGTTGTGGGGCTTCTCCCATAAGACCACGCATGTATTCCTCCACGACCTGATCCTCAGCGATGTCTGAGAGGTTCTCTCCAAATTTCTCAGCAACTCGGCCAAGCATCTTCTTCATTGAGAGCAAGCCTGTTGGCCCGAAGAGCTTAACCATTGTTGCGATATAGTCCAGATACAGGGCCCGCTCTGACTCTGGTGAACGTTCGGTCTCGAAGGAGATCTTGATGTCGAAGCGGATCTTCCGCATTGCTTCAGGAGATACCTCAATGATTTCCACCCGCTCCTTCGTAAGAAGTGATCGTACCCACGTCTCCTTCTGGAGATCCTTCCCACTCTTCGGATTCCCGGTGATACGGATTTCACGGTTGCCCTGACCTCCAGCTATGAGCTCGATGTCAGTGATTGCAAGGATCTTTTCGAACTGCCGATCGCCAAGGATCTGCCGAGTCGTAGACGCAGTGTAGAACTGAATCATGTTCGTCATAGCCAGGTATGTTCGCTGCTCCATCAGGTCCTGATAGAACATTGTGTACAGACCGGTCTGCTCTTTCATCTGGTCCTGGACAACTGCGAATTCTGTGGCGGAGCGTGGCTGCTGACTTGGGATGATCTGTCCTACGCCACCGGAGCCGGTACGCTGGATGATTCCCTGAAGCGACGTAAGTGCGTTCCAGTACGCAGCAGATGACGGAGCCATCTGAAGCTCGCGATAACCGGAGATTGGATCTGCCTGCACCTGGTATACGCGGCCAGCCTTGAACTCGAGCCCAAGCTCTACGGATGGATCGTTCGTAAGAATCGGGGAGGCGATAGAGCGCTGTTCACGTGCGAGCATGAGTTCCCACATCTTGTTGAGGGCGTCCTGTGGAGACTTCACCTTCTGGGGAAGGGGCATCCCGTAGAAGAAGACGGCGTCGATTGGCTCGAAGACTGTCTTCGCGAATGGAAGCTTCTTGTGGTTCCACGGGAGCGGAGCGACTGATTCCTTCCCCTTCGTCTTGCTGGGGTTCAACATTACTCCGTTGGCAATGATTGCGTAGCGGTCGCGCTGCTTGTCGAAGTAGCGGATGACCTCTACGAACTCTGAACCTCTGACATCGTAAGAAAGGAAGTCTCTGAAGATTGATGGGTCGGCAAACATTGACCCGGGCATGACATACTGAGAATTCTCGTAGTCGTTAAACTCATTCTTAAAGTCACGCCACTTG